CATTTCGTTCGAATACACTTGGATTAGTTGGATCTGTAATTGTGGTTAATTCGAGTGGCATACGATTCGACCAATAGAATGGTTTAGAAACTTCACCACCCGATAATAGATACCAACTACCATCCTGTTTTAAGAATGAGTTAGTTATAACTTCAACTTTTTCTGCTTCTGGAAGACTTGCCCAAACGTTTGAGGCAGTACCAAAAGTACCCGAAGCAAACGAAATTGGTAGAAGACCGGCAGATGTTGCAATACGAGCCGCCCATTCACCTTCAGGATGTACCATCAGCTTAAGACCAGTAGTGCGCAAACCCATTGGGCTATTATCCATTAATCTACGTGATAGATGTGATGCACGAACTGATTTATAATTATCTGGTGTCAAACCACCATACATAAATGTATCATCAAGATCTGGAAATAGATTCGATTGAGTAGATGTAGTTGTTAATCCACTTGGATCAATTGGATGATAACCATCGAAATATGGCACCCCATCCCAATCATTCAAAGTTGATGCCTGGTTTTCCATATAATTAACGATTTCACGGTCTCTAAGAATAGCAGATTCACGAGCAACATGTGATGGAGCCATATTAAGAAACACGCCAAATAGATCATCCATAAGATGTGGACGTGGAATATCTACTGTTAGTTCCCAATCAATATTCTCTACCTGAATATCTTTGATCACATAATTATTTTTATGACGATTGGTTCCAAGTGCCCATTTTCTAAACTGTGGAAACACTAGCAAGAATGGTAGTTTTGCAACCGTACTTTTGGTATTTAGTACTCCAGCAAATTTTTGATATTGTGTTTCATAACTTTCTAACTGTTGTTGTATCATCATTTCAATTTCAATAAAAAGTACTGAATTGTCATTGACAGTTGATAGCGAAGGTGTATTTACTAAGTCCATAAGTTTCTCCTATTTAATATTTTACGCAATTTCAACTATAACTTGGCCTGATGCAGCATCAAGTTGTTTGACTGTTCCAACCGCTGATGCGCCCGAAGATAGTCGGGTTACTGTATGATTATCTAGTGCATAACATGTTTTATATACATCAGCTTGAGTAATTGTATCGGTACTCGTACCGTTATCAAACATAAATCGACCGGTTATAGCAACACATGAAAGATCACCATCTTGACCACTTGAATTGTCAACGCTTCTAACAGCAATACCAACGCATGTAAGCGAAGCAGCCTTTGTCATATCTTGTGCCATACCATAACCATCTAGTGCTACTAGACAGCCTTCGACAACTTTTTCACCTGCATCCATTGGTTGTTCGGTACCATAAAGTTGTGGACCAACTGTAACTGTATTTCGTGGTGATGTTAAAGAGCTCATCGGTTATACTCCTCTTTTAAGCTTGTTTAAAAGTTCAGGCTTAATATATTTAAGCCCTTTTTCTGGATTCATAACTCTATTTAGAAACTTAATTTTATCTTCTTCGGTTTTAATCAATGGATTTTTTCCCGAACTTAGACGTTCTATGGTCTCTTCAAGATAAGAATTGGATTTAATACTAACTGTTGGATCTGCTTTTGGTTGTTTGGGAGCAAAAGCATTTGATTGTGGGAGTTGTTTTGGCAGCTTAGAAAGCATTTTAACAAGCGCTTCTTTGCCATATTTAACACCATAATCACTGTACTCAACTTCTTCTGCTTTACCAACCTGACCAAGTTGTACTGCTTCGACAACAACAGCTTTAATATCATTAAGCTCTTGTGCCTGGGTCATGGCTTCAAATTGAGCCATCATTTTCTTTTGGCTAAGCTTCATTGCTTCTAGCTCAGCTTCTAATTCCTGTTCTCTATTTTTGTCAGCCATTGTTTTCCCTCTTTGGTTTAATATTTCAGCATTATTTTGTAATGCTGGCAAGTTTGTTAATGCTACATTTATAAATCTATCCATCTCACCATGTTCATTTTGTTCATAGGCAGGAGACATATATTGAAATTCACCATTCTTTAATTTATCAGCAGCGGGTGGTGTCCATTCAATATTTGTTAAATATAATCCATCATCCTTAAGTTTTAAATAACCAAACCCAGCAGCCTTTGATGTTTCTGAAGGATTAGGTGAATTAGTCATTAAAGAGCCATGATCATAATCAACCATCACTTTTTTATTCTTGTTATTGGCCAAAAACTTATAAGCATCTTGGGGTGAAAACATTATATCTTCTTCACCAGTACCAAAATGATAAGAAGGATTTTCTCCAAACTTAAATAACAAAAATTCATCAGGTGGGGTCTTGTCTTCGATAATATTAAGACAGTAGATAGTATTCATTCGGTGTATAAAATATAATTAATAGAAATAAAAATAAAACTTGAGCATTTCATTTTTAATTTGTATAACGTAGTTACCATTTTCAAATAACCATATCTTATCCATCTACGGCTCTTACATGCCATATCTTCCTTAAATCAATAAGTGAAGATATTCACTGAACAGACCGCGAAAAAGGCAATTAAGGAACTTTCAGTTCCTGGAAGATCATAAAAACAATTACAACACCCTGTTTATCTTAACCTGCTCAATTTTCAATAAAATATCCTGTATCTCCTTGTTTTTACTACAGAATTTTATAAGTTTTTTAATACAGCCACCATAATGTTTTGGTCTGCCCCTATTTCTCCTACTATAATCTGCATTTCCATAGAGACATTTATGTACTGCACCTTGAGAGATATTATATTTCTTGGCTATTACATCCTGCGTTGTCCCTAATAGATGTAATTTCATTACTCTCTTTTGTTGTTCGGTAAATGTAGTTTCAATTATTTTTTTGACTTCTATCCATAGCAATAATTGATATTCTTTTATCTGTGGATCTATCCAATTTGTGTCTAGATAGCTACTCAAACTATAAGTATTGTCATAATTATTAAGTTGACTCGTTTTTATAGGTATCTCAACATAAACATGTTGATATGAAGCTGATCTAGACATATTGCCCTCTTTATTTTATGTATTTTGATAATTCGTAGGCTTCTCCAGGTTCTAAATCGACTTTATCTGCCTCTAAATGTTCTAATATGATTCTGCAATTAGAATAATGAGTTATAACAGCAATATTACCATCAAACGTCAAACCAGAATAAAACCCTGATATAGTCCTTGACTTTAACATGTTATAACTCTCATTGCTTCCAGGTGGTAGGCTATTTGGTAGTCTTATTAAGTTATCTAATACATCTTGAGCGCCTCTTGTAGTTTGACCAGCTAAACTACCTAAGTTCCATGCTCTAAGTTGTGGATATAGTTCTATTTTAGACCCAGTATTGAGCATTAATGCTGTAGTTGTCTGCACTGCTCTCGTCATGTCTGAGGTATAAATACATTCTATGCCTGAATTACGAAGTTCTATACCTGTATTGTTGGCGCATAATAAACCATCTTCATTTAATTGAACATCAACAATACTTCTAATTCGCTCATCATCACCATTAAAAGATGTAGAACAATGTCTAATTAGATAGACTTTTCTTCTTAACAATTCCTTCATATCTTCAAATGAAATACCGAGTCGTTCTCCACGATCAAACAATTTAATTAGTTTAGTTTTTTTCATTTAGAACCCATCATGCTTTATTAAATATTGTATCAAACGATCACAATTTTTCTTGCACTCTTCTATATTTCGAAACTGCTCAAGTAAACCAACCATTAGATTACAATCACGGCATAGTAAACCACGTACTTTCTTTGTTTTGTGGTTATGATCAACACTTAAAGAAAATATTTTTCCTCTTGTTGATCTACATCTTTCGTAATTCAAACATATTGCGCATCTACCATCCTGCTCAGTGGCCATTTTTGAATAATCATCTAATGTTATAGAATATTGCTCTAATTCTTTTGCTCTCTTTGAATTTTTTGCCATTATTTTTTTCTCAAGTATGATTTTATATCTTCATATGAAGAAAGTTTTTCTATTTCTTTGGTATCAATTTCTTCATCATCACTATTCTCATTATCAGTGGTAGGCGTGTCTAATTCTTGATCTTCATTATCTTCTGCCGTTGTATCAGGAATTGGAACATCAGTATCTGTTGTCATTGCTGGCTGCGGTGACTCTAAATCAGCAATTGGAAGATCCATATCGTTTAAAATAGCTTTTACATCAAGAGGAACTTGCCTTATTCCTGCTTTATTAAACGCATCCATTAATTCTTTAATTGACTTAGCCTTATTTAGCTGGTCTTCTTTATCCTCAATATCAAACTTAATTGAAGGAGTTAATTTAACATCACCGAAGTTAGCAATGCACCAGGGTTTAAGTAACTTTTCATAAATAACTGGTTCAATTGTTCGCGCATCATGACGTCTAATTTCTTGTCTAACGGCTTTTCCTGGGTTTTCTGCTGAAGACAAAATAGAAGAAGTAGCACCCATCGAAAAGTCTTGACCGTTAATCAAGCGATAGATCTGGCTGTCACAATATTTTAGCATTGATTCAAATCCATTAAAAGCATTAGCATTGGCCTGAATTACCTCTATTTCATAACGATTTCCATCTTTACCCTGTGGAAGTCTAACTGTAGAAGCAAATTCACGGCTTGATATGGCTTTAAAAAATTCTTCTTCGTCTTCTGGATCAGTATATGGTGGAACTATAGCTCCAAACATTGGTGCTCCTGCGGCTTCTTGTAGTCTTGCCCACCATTCTAAAGCCCAATGTCGTTTTAAGTAGATATTAGCAAGTGGTTTAACCATTGCTTGAAACCATGGATAGAAATTACCAAAAGGCTGAACAATTAACCAAGATGGATCATCAGGAAGAATAAACACTTCTCCAAAATTTTCTGTAACCATCTTATATTGTCTAGTTCCCTGATCCCAACGAGCATAACGAGGATGCCACAATTGAATCTTAGGAATTTGATAGCCATCCATTTCATCCATATACACTGAAGCAAATCCATTGCTTAGTAATAATCCCCATCGCATTAACCATACAATTTGCTGATTGGTAATGATGTAGGGTAGATGTTTTTGGCAGAGATCCCGGACTTCTAATGCCTTTGGATCTTCCGATGCAGGGACAATATCAATACGAGAAGAAACCAGAGATTGAAGTCTAACACTTAATGCTGCCGATACTGCCTCATCTTCTAAGACTGCATCACAAAATAAAGATACATTGCCATAGAAAACACCAGCATTTAATGCATTTATGATACTTCTTACATAAGCCTGTGTCTTACCAGGAGAAGAACCAACCATTGGAATATGATGGTATTTTATATTATTTCTGCGTTCTTCCCAGATATCTCTATTCTGTTGTTCGGTTTTTTCAAATGTAGGAGGAGTTTCAATAGCTGCTACTGGATTATCTTTTAGTTTGCTTTTAAGTCTTTTAGAAACTGTTTTACCAACTGTATCTTCAATAAGTTTTTTTGTATTTTTATCTAATTTATTATCATCATTAGCCATATAATCTCATTTTCCGGTATGAATACCAGTTCTAATTACGGTTTAGAACGTACCAATGGAATTATGAAATTAAATTAGTATAATAGTTTTCATACCAGTAATTGAATTGATCGCGCAACTTGATATCTTTTATAAAATTCTGTTCCTTGATATTCTTCCCATATATTGATATTATTTGATCCATAAACTTTGATAGAAAATAGGCTTTTTTAAGATCAAAATTAGATTTTCGTTGTTGATTAACTAAACTAAGAATATCAAATAATACTTCTTTTAGGTTATTAAAACTGGTATCAAACTTATCTTCATAGTATCTAATCTGGGCTTGCTCAACAATAAACTTAGCAAAATCATCACTCATAGCCAAGTAAGCACCGATCATTAAATAATCTATAATTTGTTTCTGTGTTAGTGTAGTTATTTTATCATTAATCATTTTTATCCTTAAAACATACGTGGTCTAATATTTCCTATTGTTTTATACTTTAGATAGACTTCACCTATACTGGCATTAAAAGCACCACAAACAGCATCCACAATATCATCATATCTACCTTCGGGAAATTGTTCTAACTCTTCAATAAACTCTTTATTCCATCTGTGTCCTGGTTTATCACGAACTATACGAACATTTCCTGCTGTTACCTGTGATGCAAATGCTAGTGCTTTTGCTTCTTTTGCTGTTGTATGTGCGTCAGTTTTTACTTTTTCGCTACGTAAACTGAATTGATAACCAGCTAAAACCTTTGACAAACTATTCATTTGATACCCACCAGCTCCTGCCGGCTCTTTTGGTAAAGTAATATGACAGGCTTTACCATCCATTTCTGCTGTGGTTAAAATTAACTGTTCAAGCTTTTGAGCATCATTAACTCTTTCTCTCTGCATATCCTCAACATAATATATCCCATCTTTTATGCCTATTCTTACTCCAACTGTATAATCTCCGGTTAATGAAAATGCTAAATCCCAACCTCTAAAAGACTTACAATCCTGTGGGGGGATATCAACAAACTTAAGATCCTGTCTTTTAAAATATAATCCGGCCGATGGTTTAACTGTCCAATCATTGTAATAATAATAAGAAACATCTATCCTGCTACCTGATTTCAAAATATGCTCATACTCAGGAGTACCATCAACTGAATGTTTATTTTCTAACCATGAACCCATTATAACTTGAGTCACAATACCCTCAACATCCATAACTTTACCACTTGTTGGGCAATGACTACAATACAATCCATTGCCGTGTTCACCTGATTTTATGCATTGTTCTAATTTTTCAACACACTCTGTATGATTATGAGCTAACCACTGATGATAACGATAATAAATCCAGTCTGCATAGGGATTTGAGGTTCCACGAATATACCGTTTAATCCTTTTATCTGTGCCTCTTATTCTTCGCATGAGACCTAAATATTCTTCTTGGCTAAATGTCTTTAACTCATCAAAACCGACAAATTGAAACTCAGCACCTAAATATTTATCTATGTCAGCAGAATTATTGAGATAGGATAAATATATTTTAGAACCAGATTCAAATGTCCAACAATGATCTGTATGATTATATTTTCCACCCATTTTTCCATATATTTTTTTAGATTCTTTTACCAATACCATTTTAACTTCTTTTAATGTATTGCGGAAAACAACTGCTGTATAATTGGGATTTTCAAAGTTCTTGGCAGCAGCTAGTAATAAAGCAAATGTTTTACCACTACCATTACCGCCAGCATAAAAACATTCATAAGCTGTAGATTGTAGGAATTGATTTTGTGGTAAGCTATTAGGTCTTATTAATTCATCTTTATCTTCTTGATAAAATGGTATTGAGGATCTTAGCTTACGTTTCTTTTTAGC